CGACGCGATCGCCGATGACGTCTTCCAGCCGGGTGCGCGGGTTGCGCAGGGGCGGTCGGGCGAAGCAAAGTAGCGAAGAGAACTGTACATGCATGCAACGGCCTTTAACGGCTCGCCTCGCGAGCTGCGATACACTTCGCTTGGCCTGAATGTCACCGAGGCCGACGGCACGTTCGAGGGCTACGCGAGTCTGTTCGGAAAGCCAGACATGGCCGACGACATCATCATGCCGGGCGCGTTCAGGAGGAGTCTCGCCGAGCGCGGGGCATCGGGCATACGCATGCTGTTCCAGCATGACGCGCACCAGCCGATCGGGGTGTGGACCGAGTTGCGCGAGGATGCGCGCGGCCTTTATGCCAAAGGTCAGCTGACGCTGGACGCGGCCAAGGCCAGCGAGGTGCTGGCGTTGCTGCGCGCGGGCGCCATCGACGGCTTGTCGATCGGCTTCAAGGCGCTGCGCTTCCGCCGCGACGCCAGAAGCGGAATTCGGCGGCTCGACAGCGTCGACTTGTGGGAAATTTCCGTCGTCACGTTCCCGATGATGCCCGGCGCGCGCGTGGCGCACGTCAAGGCGTCGCCGTTCGGCGCGGGCGTTCCGACGGAAAGAGAGTTCGAGCGATGGCTCACGCGGGACGCTGGGCTGACGCGAAGCGAGGCGCGAGCGGTTCTGCGCTCCGGCCTCAACGGCCTCAAGGCCCTGCGGGACGCGGGCGGGCCGCAAGACGGCGAGATGCGGGACCTCGCGCAGCGTGTGCGGGCGATGGCGCAGCTCCTTAGCCCCAACTGACAGCAAACCAAGGATGACAACATGACGACTTCGACCCACCTTGAAGCCAAGGCGGGTGCGGTGCAGCTCGGTCACGAGATCGACGAGTTGTTCCGCGCCTTCGAGAGCTTCAAGGAGACCAACGACCGCCGCCTCGAGGAGATCGAGCGCCGCGGCAGTGCCGACGCGGTGACGAGCGACAAGCTCGCGCGCATCGATCGCGCGCTGGACGAGACCAGGCGTACCATCGACGAGCTGGCGCTGAAGGGCGCACGGCCGGCGCTGGGCGGCGGCATGCCGCGCTCGGGCGTGGGCTTGCAGCACCGTGCCGCGTTCGACGGCTACGTGAGGAAAGGCGAAAGCGCAAACCTGCGCGAATTGGAAGCCAAGGCCCTGTCGGTCGGCTCCGATCCCGACGGCGGTTATCTGGTGCCCGACGAGACTGAGCGGGCGGTCAACTCGGCCTTGAAGAACATCTCGCCGATCCGCGCCATCGCGGGGGTGCGGCAGGTGTCGAGCTCTGTTTACAAGAAGCCGTTCGCCACCACCGGCTTCGACACCGGCTGGGTGGGCGAGACGGCGGCGCGCCCTCAGACTAACACTCCGATTCTCGCCGAGCTCGCGTTCCCGACCATGGAGCTCTACGCCATGCCTGCGGCGACGCCGTCGCTGCTCGACGACAGCGCGGTCGATATCGACGCCTGGCTCGCCGAAGAGGTGCGCGCGGCCTTCGCCGAGCAGGAGGGCACCGCCTTCGTGACCGGTGACGGAATCAACAAGCCCAAGGGGTTCCTCTCCTACACCACCGTGGCGAACAGCGCCTGGACGTGGGGCAACATCGGCTACATCGCCTCGGGCTCGGCGGGAGCTTTCCCGTCGACGGATCCTGGGGACAAGCTGATTGACCTCGTCTATGCGGTCAAGGCCGGCTACCGGGCGAATGCGCACTTTGTTATGAACCGCGCCTCGCTGTCCGTCATCCGTAAGATGAAGGACGCCGACGGAAGCTACCTCTGGCAGCCCTCGCTGGAGGCCGGCGTGCCCTCGACGCTGCTCGGCTATCCAGTCGCGGAATCGGAGGACATGCCGAACATCGCGGCGAACTCGATGTCGATCGCCTTTGGCGACTTCGCACGCGGCTATCTCGTCGTCGACCGTGTCGGCATTCGCGTGCTGCGCGATCCCTACTCCGCCAAGCCCTACGTGCTGTTCTACACGACCAAGCGCGTCGGTGGCGGCGTGCAGGACTTCGATGCGATCAAGCTGATGAAATTCAGCGCTTGATGTGCTCACGGCGCTATCCGGCCTGATCGCTCGAGGCGACCAGGCCTGCGCCTCCGCAGGGGCGCGACTTGTCGCGGCGCCCCTTGGGCGCTGGGCGCATAGCGCCAGTTCTTCCGGTACCAGATCCGGGTCGCGCCGGCGGCCGCATGCCCTCTGAGCAATCGCCGGCGCAACCAAAAGAACAACCGCGCGAGTTCTCCTCCCCCTCGCGCGGTCACTGGCGGGGCTGCCTTCCACGCGGGGCAGCCCCGTTCTCTTACTCATAGCAGCCAGGAGACTTCATGGCGCTCATCCTGACGAGCGGGCCGGCCCTCGAGCCGGTGACCGTATCCGAGGCAAAGGCCCACTTGCGCGTCGACGGCTCTACCGAGGACGCACTCATCAATTCCCTCATTCTCACCTCGCGGCTGCATATTGAGGCGGCGCTGGGGCTGGCGCTCATCACGCAGAGCTGGATGATGGTGCTGGACAGGTGGCCTCGTGACGGCGTGGTGGCGCTGCCGATCCGGCCCGTTCAGGCGGTGAGCGCGGTGCGCATCATCGCAATTGACGATGTACCGGCGACGGTACCCCCGGCGGACTACATCCTGGATGGAAAGGGTGGGCCGCCGAGACTGGTGGCGAAGTCGGGATGGGCGGCGCCGGGCCGCAAGGTGGGCGGCATCGAGATCGACTTCAGCGCGGGCTTCGGCGCGATGGCGGCGGATGTTCCCCAACCGATCCGGCACGCGCTTCTGATGCTGATCGCGCATTGGTACGAGCACCGCGATCCCCTCGAGATCGGACGTCCAGAGGCGAACATCCCCAATGCTGTTTCGGAGCTGTTGATGCCCTACAGAGTGCCTCAGCTATGACGGAGCACACCATCGGACAGCTCGATCGCCGCCTGATGCTCCAAGAGGCGGTACGTGCCGCCGACGGCGCGGGTGGCGCGACCGTGTCATGGTCGCTGATCGCGGAAGTGTGGGCGGCGGTGCTGCCGGTTTCGGGCGGCGAAGGCCTCGATGGGGAGGGGCTGCGCGCGCGCGCGACGCACGCGGTTTGGCTGCGTCATCGCGACGGCGTGAAGCCGGATATGCGCTTTGTCTTTGGCACCCGCATCCTCGACATCAGAAGTGTCGCGGAGATGAGCGGCCGCCGCCGCTATCTCAGATGCCTGTGCGAGGAGCGTGTGACATGAGGAGTATGACCGACCTTTCGCGGCTCGGCGACGGCTGCAACAAGCTCGCCAGGGCCAGCGAAGGAGAGAACGAACGCATCGAGGGGCACTCGGGCCCGCGCTACCGCCGGGCTGGCCGCTTCGACGCGCGTTCCGAACCGTTGCGCGGGGCGTGCATCGCCGAGACATCGCAGCGCGAGGAGTGAGCCATGCCGAGCGCAGGACTAGAAGTTCAGAAGGCGATCTACGGCGCGCTGACGGGAAGTGCGGTGGTCACCGGACTAGTTGGCGGCGCGCGCATCTTCGACGACGTGCCCGCCAGCGCAGACTATCCCTATATCACCATTGGCGAGAGCCTGGTGCGTGACTGGAGCACGGGCAGCGAGACGGGGGACGAGCATCTCCTCACCATCCACGTGTGGTCGCGCGCGTCCGGCCGAAAGGAAGCGCTCGAGATCATGGATGCCGTGCACGGCGTGCTTCATGACGCGGCACTGACCGTCAACGGGCATCGGCTGGTCAATCTGCGGCACGAGTTCTCCGACGCGCGCCGGGAAAGCGACGGGGAAACCTATCACGGGGTGGTGCGCTACCGGGCGGTGACGGAGACGCTGTGAGCGAGGGTGATGGGGAAGAAGGAGCGCTCCCTAAGCCGGTACGAAGGGATAAAGCAAGCTCACCCGGCCTCGATAGGGGACTGGTGAGCAGTCGTCATAGTTAGTAGCGAGAGAAACATGGCAGCACAAAAGGGCAAGGATCTGCTCCTCAAAGTCGACAGTACGGGCGCGGGGACCTTCACTACGGTGGCCGGATTGAGATCGCGTGCGATCGCGTTCAACGCCGAGACGGTCGACATCACGCACCAGGAAAGTGTCGGTCAATGGCGTGAGCTTCTGGAAGGGGCCGGCGTCAAGAGCGCACGGCTTTCGGGCTCGGGGATCTTCAAGGATGCGTCGTCGGACGAAACCGTGCGCGGCTACTTCTTCAGTGGCGCCATTCGCGACTGGCAAGTGGTGATTCCGGATTTTGGCACAGTGACAGGACCTCACCAAATCACATCGCTGGAGATGACCGGCCGACACGACGGCGAGGTGTCGTTCGAGATCAGTCTGGCGAGTGCGGGGCAATTGGTGTTCGCAGCGGCGTGAGGGCAGTAGGCAGTCGTTGAGGGCTGAGGTGGGCGCGTAGGGTTCCCATTCAAACTCTGCACTCCTGTCGGTCATCGAGTGTTAAGGAGGCGCCTCAAATGCCCAACACGCACCGCGGCGAGATCGAGGCAAGGCTCGACGGCAAGACCTTCAGCGCCTGCCTGACGCTCGGCGCCCTGGCGGAGCTGGAAAGCGCATTCGGCGAGGAGGATATGCTGGCTCTCGCCACGCGCTTCGAGACAGGGCGGATTTCGGCCAGAGACTGCGTGCGCATCATCGGCGCGGGCCTGCGCGGCGCAGGATACGAGATTTCCGATCAGGAGGTCTCCGCGATGCGGGCGGAGAATGGCGCTGCCGGGTTCATTGACATCGTCGCGCGACTGCTGGCCGCTACTTTTGGCGGCGGCGGCGAGCAGGGTGCGGAGGCAGCGGCCCGCGGCCCTTTCCCTGGGACGACGTGATGGCTGTCGGGCTGGGTCAGCTGCGGCTTGCTCCTGCCGTGCTGTGGGCAATGACGCCCAGGGAATTCGAGGCCGCGGTGCGAGGGGCTTTCGGCCATGAGGCCTGCGTGCGCCCCATCGTTCGCGCAGACCTAGAGGCACTGATGGGGACATATCCAGATACATGAGGAAAACTTGACATGACCACTACCAGTGCCGGCGTGGAGCCGATCTCAGTCCCCGTGCGCGCCGATACGCGCGAGTTCCAGAACAGCCTGCGCGAGGCCACGAGCCTTGGGCGGCAGTTCACAAGTGTCATGATCGGCGCGTTCGAAGGCATAGCAGTGAAGGGCAAGAGCCTCGGCGAAGTGTTCAAGTCCCTAACCCTGCGATTGTCGGAGCTGGTGCTCAAGGCAGCGATGAAGCCGCTCGAGCAGGGGATCGGCAACATGTTCGCTGGATTGCTGGGCCGGGGAACCGGCTTCGCCAAGGGTGCGCCGTTCCAGCAGGGCCTGCCGGTGCCGTTCGCAAATGGTGGCGTGATCGCAAGTCCCGTGTCGTTTCCGCTTGCCGGCGGGCGCATGGGGATTGCGGGCGAGCGCGGCGCTGAGGCGATCATGCCTCTTGCTCGCGGTGCGGATGGCCGGCTCGGCGTCATGGCGCGTGGCGGCGGGATGAATGTGACGTTCAACGTATCGACGCCGGATGCGGAGAGTTTCCGCCGCTCCGAGACGCAGATCGCCGCCATGCTGACGCGTGCGGTCAGTCTGGGGCAGAGGAACCTCTGAGCGGCAGGCAGTAGGGAGTAGGCCGTGGGCAGTCGTGACAGGAGATGCGGTGGCTTCAGCCGGCTGCCGCATGCCGGGTGAGTTGAATGAGCTTTCACGAGATCAGATTTCCGGCCGCCATCTCGCTCGGGGCAGACGGAGGCCCGGAGCGGCGCACCGACGTGGTTGTGTTGGGCTCGGGACACGAAGAGCGCAACAGCCGCTGGGCGAATTCGCGGCGCAGCTACAACGCTGGCTACGGTGTGAGATCACTCGACGAGCTCCATGCCGTCATTCACTTCTTCGAGGAAAGACGTGGCAGGCTCTATGGGTTCCGCTGGAAGGATCATGCGGATTTCAAGAGCTGTCCACCTTCGGCATCGACATCCGCTCTCGACCAGACGATCGGCGTTGGGGACGGCGCGACCGCTGTGTTCCAGCTGAAGAAGATCTATGGCGGCGCTCATGCGCCATGGACGCGTGAGATCAAGAAGCCGGTGGCCGGAACGGTGAGCGTGGCCGTTGCGGGCGCGATGAAGACGCTTGGCTCCGATTACTCGCTCGACAATACGACGGGAGCCGTCACATTCCTCGCTGGAGCGATCCCGGCCACCGGAGCAGCCGTCACCGCCGGCTTCGAGTTCGACGTGCCGGTCCGGTTCGATACCGATAGGCTCGAGATCTCTTTGTCAGGGTTCACGTCTGGCG